CGGATTGTTTCCAGCACTGACCGAAATTAGTCGCTTCAGCGTAGAATCTGCCCGAAGCCCGTCTGCATAGTGCTGGCGGAGCATGGTAACCCTGTGCTTTGAGAGCATAGTCTGTGAATATTTGATGGTCATTCCGAACTTGTCGCAGTGTTTCATGATTTTCGAAAATACAGATTGAACCATGGGCTCTGATGCTTGCGGGATTGAGAGAATTGCATTGACGTCATCTGAATAGACCATAATTGTTTTAACAGTGACATCTGTCATGATCCTCAACAACTTCATCATGAGTGTGGTGTGTAGAGTCCACAAGGGATTCAGCCAGCCTTCGATTCCCCCATGCTGACCATGGGATTCGATAACTTTGTCCAAGTACTCATCATAATGGAAGACTGTCAAGTGAGCAAAATAATTCGAGAGATCTCCCCAACCATCATATCCGAACAAATTCCCGAGGAACTCTGATAACTCATGTGTGTTCTCATACTGCATGGACTGGTTGTGACCGACAATATCGAGTAGAAGCGAATATGTATCTGGTTGAGAGAGCTCCCGAGATGCCTCATGAATTATTGATTTCCTCTTCTTGTCAGTGGGTGTCATCAGCTGTTCATCGAAATAAGACAATGCCTTCTTCATTCGCGCCGCAACAAGACTCAAGGCGTGCTTGTTGGATAGTTCCCCATTTGCAAACAGTCGTGCCTCTATCTTCTGTTCTCTCTCTTTTTCGATGAGCCGTGCGGGATCAGACATCTTGACAGGGTTCGCCTTTTGATTTGTCCTCTGCACTAGGGGTTGACGAGGCGTTATTGATTTCGATGTAAAGAAATCCTTCAGATCATAGTTCTCTCTCTCAATAACTTGAAGTAATTCCTTACGACTATCACCAGGTCCGAATGAGATTTCCGATTTCAGAGCTCCTTTGTCCTTTGCGAATTCAAGAGGATCATCGGTCATTGTGTTGTCCATACAGTTGAATATTTTCACATCGTCCCACCAGCTCAAGGGCAGATTCTCTATTCGAGAGAGGTCTGATTTCTGGCTGTACGTTTCCAGGAGCTTGATCTTTTGCATCGGACCCAGAGTATTTGGCATCATCTTGTGTTTTCTACGGTACGCTGTGAAGAATTGCAATTTGGCTAGCCGAGTGATATTTCGCACAGCATTCGGATCAATCGTTCTCTTTGTGTGTACACGTTTCAGGAACTTCTTGACTCCAGCCTCTGCATCCACTTCTGCGTAGAATATTAACTTGTGCAGTGCTGATATTTCCTGGAGATGTGTGCGGCTCAACTTCTTACCTTCGATGATAAACTTGCAGAAATAGGAAGACTTTGGGTATGAAAATGATTGCCCCCGTAAAAGTCCAAGGGGAAGTCCGATATCATATTCAACACCTGAAATCTTCTGATCCAACTCCCACAACTCATTCACTGCTTCGAGTATTGGCTTCCAGTTCATCGCAAAGTCTTCATCATAATCGGACATATTCAGAAAGAATCCTTCCATTGATTTGATGAAGTCGACTTGAATGTTGTGGACTCCTTCATGCTCTGCAAATTTGATCATGAGCTCAAACATAGCTGCGGCCCATTCATACTCTGAACAATTCTTCAATATATCGAGGTTGTTCAGAATGTCTGACAGTGTGAAAATGTAGTCGAGGTATGAAACAGGACCGCAAAACCAATAACCCAACTTCTCATGGAACATTCTGAAATGACCACCGCAAGACATGATGCAGAAACCCTGATCAGTTCTTGACGATTGATAGATATAAACACCATTGGAATACATCGTATACTTTGCGTCGTCACTTGATGCAGTTGGTAGATCTTCAGAGAAGAGAGGAAAGCTTGCTTCTTTTGCAATATGGACACGAAGTCGTTGAATCATGATGATGAATGAAGTATATTCAGAGATGTTTGACACACCAACTGCAAACGGCACTGGCTGATTCGCAGTAATGCTTAGATCGTGTATGGTTGCTCTTTGTGCGAACGAGATAGTAGCCAGATTGATGATATTTTCCCTGTGTGAGTATGACTGCCGAGCAAACCGCTTTAGCGAATCCATATCGAAGACCTTTTTGCCAGCGGGAATTTTCCCTACCTTTGTAAGTGCATCCTGAGTCTGGTTGAGTGTATCGATTTGGCTCTTATGATGGCCATGGATGTAATTCGGATCCCCGGTATACTTTCCTTCACAGAGTTCCTTCAGTTCAGCGGGATATGGGATCAGGGGACTGTTGAGGCGTGCCGGAATACGTACATTCGAAGGGGATGATGGGTAGACTTTCTTCTCCGTCAATTCAGTTCTGTTATCTTTGATTTCCGGCAGTTTGTATTCAGGTGCGAGATCCTCCAACCCACCCGCG